AATCGCTTTAACTGTTGCGATCAATCAAGGAACAACTGGATATGCTTGTTCCTCTGTGTATTTTAATGGAACGGAAAAAACACTTCGCTGGGCATCTGGTACGGTATCAGCAGGTAATACTTCGTGTATAGACTATTATAGTTTTGTTGGTATAGATACAGTAGGAGACGGTGCAATCGCAAGTTATACCGTCACCGCAAGTGCAAACGGAGACTTTAGATACTATTGATATGGCACCTATCCTTTCTAGACTCGCTGACATATATGGTTTAACTTTCAGTTCTGCTGGTGCTGCTGGTGGTGGTGCTTCTGGACTAACAGCAACTGGTGGTATCATAAGTGATTATGAGGTTTCTGGAACTTATTATAGAGCACACATCTTTACTTCATCAGGTACTTTTGATGTAACAGAACTTGGTACTTTTGGCAATACTGTTGAGTATGTTGTTGTTGCTGGTGGTGGTAGTGGATCAACTCAAGATGGATATGGTGGAGGAGGTGCTGGTGGATATAGATCATCAGTAATTGGAGAATCATCTGGTGGCGGAAATAGTGCTGAGAGTGTATTACCAGTATCAGTTTCTTCATATCCCGTTCAAATTGGCGCCGGCGCACGTAGCGCAGGTCCTCCAGCAGCTATTGGTTTTAAAGGATCTAATACTGTTTTTGGATCAATAACTGCCGAAGGTGGTGGTTATGGTGCTGGACAGGCAACTGGAGCAGGAGGAGCAGGTGGTTCTGGTGGTGGTTCTGGTGACTATCCAAGAGGTGGTAGACCAGGACCTGCTACCAATTATCCAGGACCAACAGCACAAGGATTTCCTGGTGGACAAGGTGCAAGTGATCAAGCAACTTTTACTGCTGGTGGTGGCGGTGGCGGTGCTGGTGGTTCTGGAGAAACATTTCCTAATGGACCAAATCCAAGTGCCAGTATAGGTCCAAATGGTGGTAATGGTGGTAATGGCGTTAGGACTTTAATTGCTGGTCCTGGACCAACAGGTGCAGGTGCAATAGGAACACCAGGACCTGGAAGTCCGGGAGGGAATGGTGGAGGAACAAGTGGAGTTGTTAATGGTGGATGGTTAGCAGGTGGAGGTGCTGGATTCCGTAACTCCACATTAGAACCTGGTGTTGGTGGTGCCGGTGGTGGAGGTTTTACTGGAAACGGATCTCCACCCTATGGAAAAGATGGAGTTGCTAGCACTGGTGGTGGTGGAGCATCATCTTATCCAGGAGCAAGCGGTGCTGGTGGTTCCGGAATCGTAGTAGTCCGTTATCAAATTGGACAACCAACAGCAGAAGCAAAAGCAACTGGCGGTGTTGTTAGTTTTTATGATGGTAAGACCATTCATACATTGTTATCTACTCAGACTTTTGCATCATTACCAACTTGGCAACCAAATACGCCAGTAGAATATGTTATTGTTGCCTCTGGTGGAGGTGGAGGTAATGGTGGCGGCGCCGGTGGTGGCGGTGGTGGTGCAGGTGGATATACTGACGGAACAACATCATTCTCTGGTCCATTTAGTTTTCCTGTTACGGTCGGTGCTGGTGGAAGAGGATCGGCAAGCTACCTCGAGGTAGCTACAAGAGGAAATCCATCCTCAGCAGCATTTCCAACTGGAACTATTACAGCAACTTATGGTGGATATGGAGGAGGTTATCATCCGGGTGGAGGTTCCGGTGGTGGACCTGGTGCAAATGGTGGAGGTGGTGGATATCCAGGTGGATCGGGTGGAACTGGCACTCAAAATTCTGGTGGAAATGGTCTCGCCCCAGTCACTGCTGGTGGAGGCGGTGGCGGTGCTGGTGTTGCGCCTGGCGGTGTAGGTGAAACTGCCCAACCAACAAGAGGTGGCAATGGTGGTAGAGGTGTTCAATTACCTACCACATTCAGAGATCCTGCTCAAACTATTGGTGCTATTGGTCCAGGTGGAGAATATTTTTGGGTCGCTGGTGGTGGTGGAGGAGGTGAAAATGACACATCTTATGCTGGATATGGTGGAAATGGTCCTCAACCAGTTTCCACAATATCCACTCAAAATTATGCAGGTGGTGGAAGAGGTGAATCAAGACCAGAACCATTCGACACAACACAACTAGAAATTAACGGACTTGCTAATACCGGTGGAGGTGGCGGTGGAGCCTGTACAATGCCTGGTGGATATGGTGGTTCCGGAATCGTCCTCATCGCCTACCCAACATAATCCGCTAAATACTTCCATAAAGGCATAAGATAATCAATGTCCAGGATTAGAGCTGATAAATTAGTCAATAGGGCAGGTTCTGGCGGACCACAATTTCCTTATGGTGTTGCCGATGGATTTAGTGTTGCTGGAGTTGTAACTGCTACCAGTTTCAGCGGACCTGTATCTGGTAATGTAACTGGAGATCTTAACTCCACTAATATCAACGTAACAGGTGTTTCCACACTGGGTAATGTTGTTGTTGGAGGAGCAACTACTGATGTTGTAATCAATGGTGACTTAAGAGTTACTGGTATTATTACAACTGGAACCTCTTCGATTACAATTGATCCTGAAAGTGAAAGGATAGTAGTTGGAACAGCACTTACATTAGGACAAACACAGGGAGTTCAATTCCACACTCAAAATCTTCACTCTGCTGGTTTTGAAGTTAACAATATTAATGCTTCTGGTATTGTAACTGCTGCTAATGTATCGGTAGGTAATTCGATCACCGCAACAACCTTTTATGGTAGTGGTGCAAACCTAGATGGTATTGACGTAACTGGTGGTCATATAAATTTGGGTGATGGTGTAGTTAATGAAGTTAAAGTTGATAAATTATTTTCTCCAGCACATAACACTGCAAATAGAGGAGCGAAAGTAAGATTTGGATTACAAGATGGTGCTTTTAGTGGAATTGAAGTAGAAAATCTTGAAGGAAGTAATTCGGCAGCTAACTCTCAAAACGTCACTATAAAAACTCATAATGGTAATGTAGAGTCTCATACAGCACTGACCGCACAATTTGATGGCAAGGTTGGTATTGGAAGCACACAACCAGCACACGCATTAGACGTTATTGGTAATATAAGAGCAAGTGGTCAAATCATATTACCAAATAACTATGCATTAGTTGGTTATAGTCAAGGAGGCGCAAATAACTCATTGACAACAGGATCAACAAGTTTTATTGATGATACCAGCAATGCTACTGTTCGCGCATCATTTGCAGATTACCAAAGAGGAGATATTCTTATTTTCCACGCTATTATATCTATGGGTGTTGCATTAACAACAAGTGGAACAAACTACGCAGGTCATAAAGCAACTCTGCGTGCATCAAATGGTTCTACCACACTCGATGGTCCATATGAATGTCAAATTTGGTATCGTAGCGATAATAACGCAACAAAAGAAGTAGAAAGTGCTCAAGGGGTAACAATGGTTGTAAGTGCAACCGATACTACATTTAATAATGGTGACACCGTTTATGCATATATAAGACATAAACATAATCCAGGTGCAGGAACTGTTAACACAGGATTATGTATGTGGTCTGGTTTAAGAGTAGTATATGGATTCCATTACAGAAAGGTAGCATAAAATGACATATACAATTTCACAAGTAAATCAAGGAATAGTAGATCTTGGCGGCGGCGGAGTAATCTGTATTGATAATTGTCCATATAATGCAATTACAGATGAATGTATCTTAAACGAAACAACGGAAAGATTGGGTGGTGTTGCTCCAGCAGATTTAATCGCTCATCTGGCATCTAATGCAAAATGGTATGATGTTAGGGAAGAAAGAAACTTCCTACTTTCATCTAGCGATTGGACGCAAGGTAATGATTCTCCACTAACCGATGAAAAGAAAGCGGAGTGGGTAACATACCGTCAAGCACTTCGTGATATTACAAATCAGGCAGACCCCACCAATATCACTTGGCCAACTAAACCATTGTAGGGTTGATAAATCTGTGCTATAATACTGACAGTATCTAATTTGATATGGAATTTTTAGTATACTCTAAAGAAGCCTGTCCCTATTGCTATAAGGTGATGCAGGTGCTAGAATTAACGGGTAAACGTTTTGTCGAGTACAAACTTGACAGGGATTTTACGCGGGAAGATTTCTACGAAAAGTTTGGACAGGGTTCAACCTTTCCGCAGGTACTTTGTGATGACAATAAGATAGGAGGATGCGTTGACACCATTCAGTTTCTCAAAGAACAAAAAGTCATCTAATCAACACATAAATAAACCTAAGGACCATGATGTTAATCGTGGTGTTGAACTCATACTTAATGGAGGTAAGAGGAAGCAAACACAACCATTTCATATTATCTTTGAAAAGATGGTTTGCTTTCTTAAACGGGAAGTAACTATCTATTTTGAATTTTCCTTAAAGACTAGGAAAAAAAAGTAGTTTCCCGAGGCACAAAAAAATGTTAGCAGTAAGCTTAGTATTTGGTTCATTTCTGACCATTTTGTTTCTTATCGTGGGACTCATAGGTGGTTGGGTTGCCAGAGAATATATGATGAACTATCGGGAAATTCCAAGACCTCACCCCGAAATGTTTGATGGACAAGGGAATCTTATCCCAGATGAGGTGATTGCATTTAACTTTGAAAACTATCATGACTACGACGAAGAAGACATCGACGAAGACTAAGACTACAACTACGACTACAAGATCCAAAACGACTGCATCAACGCAAGCAATTCCAGATCTTCCAAACAATCCTTTTGTTTATGAGATTCTTGACGTTGTTAGTAAGCAAAAGACTTCTGCAAAAAAGGTTGAAGCACTTAAAAAGTTTGAGCACAATTGTCTGAAGGCTATTTTTATTTGGAACTTTGACGAGAGTGTTGTTTCTATGCTCCCACCTGGTGACGTTCCTTATGCTGCACTTGACGGAGAATCTGGATTTAATGGAACTCTTTCCGAAAAGATTGCAGATGCAGTAAGTAAAATGGAGGAACTTGGTACAAGGTCTCTAGGGGCAAATGACCAAGGCAGATCTACAATTCGAGCAGAATTTAAAAAGTTCTATAACTTCATTAAAGGTGGAAATGATTCATTGAGTTCTCTTCGTAGAGAAACAATGTTTATTAACATTCTTTCTGGTCTTCACCCTCTTGAAGCTGAAATTCTTTGCCTTTGCAAAGATAAAAAACTTGATACCAAGTATAAACTTACCAAAGATATTGTTGCTCAAGCATATCCTGATATTACTTGGGGTGGTCGTTCTTAATTAATTTTATATTATGGCAAAAGAAGTTGCAGAGATGTCTAAAGAGGCATCAGTAGAAAGTAATCCTATGTACTCCTGGACACAATCAGAAAGAGACGCATCAAAACAAAAGTATGGTTGTGAGATAATGATTGAGAATGGCACTTGGGGACAAGTTAATACAAAAGAATGTCCCAATGATGCCAGAATCGTCACCTACGAAGTGGACGGAGAAGTTCGTTATGATCTAACACGGAGTGCAAAGGCAGTTAATATTTTTGATATGTACTGGGACAAGTTTCGTGAAGGATTAAAGGGTATTCAATATGGTAATGGTAGAGTGAGTCCCAAACTTTGGGGATATCAAGCACCCAAAACCAAAAAGAAGAAATAATTTCAATATTGCTGGGAAATTTTCCCGGCAATTTTTTTGCTTTGTAAGGTTTTGTATCACATTATACAGAGCATGGTTGCTAAATAACCGCATAAGGTCTATAATGACCCTACGTTCATCCCATTCGCTGTTTGCGAATAGCGAATGAGACGCAAGTAA